TAGTAATAGTCATGGCTGTATTCTAACCATTTTCTTGCGATCTGTCTAATTGAGCGTAAGAAATAATTCCTGATATTTTAGCACCTGTTTCTGCTGTCATTTTAAGAATATCACCTTCTTCCAATACGGTAGTGTTCGTAATAATATCCACCGTGCTGACTGCTGCAATATCCTGATTACCAAACGTATGAGTAGCTGTTGCTGACGTATCGGTTATTTGAGTTGTTAAAGTTACCGCACTACTGTGTATATTAACGGCTTGTATTTGTTTAATTAGCAACCTAGCATCAGCAGGAGCTGTTAAAACTGAAGTAGTCGCAGTATTAGCTAAAGTAAAACCTTGATTTTTATATTGTATTGTCATGATATAAACCAGTTAAAAGTGTCTTGTTCGTTTTTAAAATCTGTTTGAAATGAAAAGTTTAATTGATTCTTTAGAGTGTTTAAAGATTCCAAAAGTTGTCTTTGATTAGAGGCATCATATTCTGGTTTTGGTTCGGGTATAGTTATTGTTATCTTAGCCATTATCTTTTTCCGTCTGGTTGCACGTCTGCTCTAAAAGAACCAAATCTCCAGTTCTCGTCTGTAGCTGTATTTTCTATTTTAAGAGAAGCAAATCTACCACGCACTCGGGTGTCTACTTTTTTAGTTGACGAGGTGACCGTGAAAGGACCTAACAGTGAACTAGCTTCAGTATCTGCTGGAAAGTCTTTTAACTTTATAGTCACTGTAGCGTTGCCGGCTAGTATTTTAAAGTCAGGTATAAACCTTCTTATCTTAATAAAGCTTTCACCTTGCCCACCTCCGGAATCAAAACTAAAGTCGCTCGACTCAATAAACGCATCGATACTGGCTGTAGCATTTCCGTTTTGATCTGCTTCATTTACTCCTTTTTCGTGCTCGAACAAAGTACTTGCACCGAGAGCCGAGGTCGCTCCTTGAATAGTTGGGAATGTAGGTACTCCGGCTGTTGCAAATTCTGACGCAAGAGGGTTATCAAATAAATACTTGTCTATGTAAGTAGTTCTTGCTAATGAGCTAGTTGTCCACGAACCTTCTCGATAATTTAAAGTAACACATCTATCAATAACAGAAGAATCTGCTTTTGCATAAAACCAATTTATTTCAGTAAACAGTGAATTATAATTACAGTAAACCAATTCACCTGTATCATAATTTATACCTAAATCGTCAGGATCAACATCGGTAAATACAAAATCCTCAACTGTACAAGGTAGTCTTTTAACCGTACCGTCAAAAACAAAGAAACCACCGGACTCACCCATCCAGTAAACTGAACCATCAACGTAGACTACTGCATGCTGTCCAATCAAACCACAGTTAGATCCTACTTGTTGTATGTTAAAAGTAAACGGAGGTCCTACAAACTGCATCGTATAAGCAGAAGTATCGGTTAATATAAAAATATAATCTTTTGCTCGTAAAGCACCAACAATTTTACTGCCTGAATCTAACCTAAACGTACCTGCTGTGTTAGTGGATACAGGGGTGTAGTCTGTTCGATCTTCTTGGTCACTAAATCTTATAAACATATTATCTTGTGTTGAGGTATTGCCTATTGTTGTTTCTGTACCTAAGTGAATAAGATGCCTATCTCGACCAGAGACTAATGACATAACACTTTTAGTCGGATTCGTAGTTGAAGCAGAAGCTCTTGTATCAAGGCCATTAGCTGGATTCCATTCAAATGTTTTCCCGTTTTTTAAAGTAGCTATTAAAATTGTACCAAAGTTATCCAATGACCAGTTAGCAGGTACCAGCGTCACATCCGTAGTTGATGCTGCATTTCCCCAAGCAACAAAATTAGTTGCGTCAGTTACGACTGCTTCATCAGCATGGGCTGTTCTCGTTGAACCTAAAGCTCCTCTTACAGCACCTGTTAAACCTTGACCTGATATACCTGTGTAAGTAATTAATTCAGACCCAACTAAAATATGCCCTGCTGTAGAAAACCCAGAAGCTGATGTAAGAGTTACAGTTGTTCCAGAATCACCTGTTCCAGCAGCTGTGTCAGCTAACAATCCATTTAAATCGTTTTTAGTTAAAGATATAGTTTCACCACCCCATTGAGCTACACCAAAACCATAACCTGGGACAGCTATTGCCGACCCAGGCTTTATATAAGGGTTTATAGTACAACCTGTAGCACCTGTTACACCAGAACCCGACTCAACCTTACTCATAGTTACGGTAAAAGAATCGGTGGCTCTTGTTACAATTTCAAATGTATTAGTTGTAAAGTCCGCTGCAACAAAACCCGTACCGCTTCCCGGAATAGTCATACCACTAAAAGTAAATAAATCTCCTGCTGATAAATTGTGCCCTACTTTATTAACCGTCAGTGTCGCTGAGGTCTGTACTGTTGTTAAAGTACAACTAGCAATAGCTGCTTGTAAAGGCGTTACATCGTAGTAAGCTCCACCATAATAGATAACAATTAGCTTGTTAGTAGCAATCGCTAAATATTTACTACCGTCTAAATCAGTCCAATTATGTAAATCTCTTGCCACACCCGCTAGTGTATTAGCAGTTAGTTTTTGCCACCCACCTATCTTTTCAGGCTCCCCGTATCTAAAACGTACAAAGTCACCATCCGTCCATGTGCTTTCCGCAGATGACTGGGTCATCTGTTTATTAAAACCTGGTTTAAATGGTACTTTAACTAATGCCATATGCTTATAAATCCTGTTTTAGTTATTATAATTCAATTGTAGCAGCTTATAAAGACCCAGATAAGGGGCTTACCGTTCACCCAGGATAAGCACTTTCCCAGTTATAAAAATGCGTAATACAGTATCTGCCATGACCCATTTTAATAGCGTCTTTAGATTTAATCTCTGTGACCTCATGTTCTAAATAACCTGGAAATATTAACATTCTGTTGTTTACACATTCGATTGTAGTGTCCGCAGCAGTAAGTTTTAAATTACCACCAAAAAACTGTTTTGGTTCTTTGTACATCCATATAAGGCAAGTAAACTGTACAGTATCACTATGAGGTTTGTAGTACTTTGCTTTATCATAATAGCTAATAAAGGTAGCGTCTTTGTTAGTACATACAAAATTGTTTTTATGTAAAGGCATAGCTTCGAACATTAAGTCGTGAAAAGATTTACTTCTTTGTTTATATAAGCATCTGTGAATTGGAGAGATTTTTAAACCCTCTTGAGTGTAGTAATCCCAAACATGAAACCTCCATGCGTTTGATCTAGCCTTACCTCCAGGGTCACGAGCTACTGGACTTACTTTATCATCAGCTTTACTTTTATTAGGTTGTGTAGAAAACATATTAAGCTCATACCATATTTGTTCTTCTTCTTCAGGTGTATACCAATTATCTATCGCAAGATAAGGAGCTTCTTTTTTCTGATTACCTATTTTTACTTTCCAATTCTGTTTTATTTCAGGTACTACCCCTTTAATTACATCAGTCATCTATACCACCTGTAGTAAATATTCTTTTATGAGCATATATTTTATTATCTATTTTAATACGAACTTTATTAGTTTTGACAAATCCAGCTTGTATTGTCCACACATCTTTTTCACAATCTATTTTATGAAAAGTATTTTTACTTACAAAATTAAACCATTTTCGTTTTTTAAAAATAATATTGCCATTTTCATTAATTTCCTCTATGTAAGTTCCTTTGAGTATTAAAGATATAAAACTAAATGGGTGGCTGTGGTAAATAACACTAGCGTTTTCTTTTGTATTAGGTATAGCTTCTACTGTAGAAGAAATGGGGTGTATTTTAGAGAATAATATTGTTATTGGAGTTGACCAAATACCCCACCTTGAAATATATCTTATTTCATTTATTCCAGTTACATGACAACTGCCGTATCCAATATTTAATTTTTTATAAATCTTTAAGAAGAACTGTATCATAACCGCCACTTCCGTCAGATTTAGGAACTTTTACATATTCTTTAATATCTTCTTTACTTTGTGTTTGTGCAATACGATTGCCGTGGTTATCTAATTTTGGAACTACTATTTCAGTGTCCGCTAAATTGCTTAACTCACTAGCGTAATCAGCAGTATATTCTGTATAAAGATTAGTGCCTTCACCATACACTTGATATCTTTCAAGATGTGCTAGTAAAGTTACTTCTGTTAATTCTTTTGCATTATTAAATTGAAATTTATACATATCATCATCGTGCGCTAATTTTTTATTTTTTGAAATAGGCATTACTATATCTGATTTTAATGATTCAGCCCAAGACCAAATATTGTCATTAGTACCACTTACATAAATAGCTTGTGTGGCTTGTAATTCAAAAGCAGCGTTACACATATCAGCTACATACTTTACGGTTAGATTACTTGGAACTGTTACCACAGGCATTACAGCCCCTTCTTTATAAACTACTTCCATTGTTTTTGTTGTTGTATCAAGGTCATAAAAATACTTTATAAAGTCGTGGTTAAGTAAAATACTGTTTTGAATCTTATTACTATCTTTATAGTCTGCTGCACAACTACAACCGTGTAGGCTATATTTATTTGAACCCATTTTTACACCCCAAACATTTGGGTCAAACGGCCATGTTTCATCAGGGAACTTAGCTAAAATTTGATCTTTAACTTTTTTTGTTTCATCGTCATCGCTTCCGGCCCAGTAAGTACGATGCACTACTTTTTTATTTTGAATCCACGCTCTGTATAAAACTAAGTTACTCATTATGATACCGCTCCTTGTACGTTTCCACTACCATCTTCGTATGATACAGAATTACCGTTTAAATTAATAGCTTTACCCGCCGCTCCACCGCCACCGCCGGCACCTTTATATGCGTTACCTTGTTGTCCTGCTTGTCCTGCTGTACCCGCAGCCCCAAATGCACCGCCAGCTCCGCCATCACCAGACTGGGTAGATTGAGACTCAGAAGTTCCAGCTCCACCAGATCCAGCCCCACTTATACTACCTGCTTGTCCTGCTGTACCTGTTAGATCATTACCATTAGCACTACCAGCTCCACCAGCAGCACCTGCAGCACCGTTGCTTTGACCAGCTCCACCACCACCACCACCACCTGAAGCAGTATGCACTATACCCCCGCCTTTACCTTCGAAAGCAGATACATCATTAC